CCCTGAAACATGCGGATCTCTTGCTTGGCGGCCTCCGACAGGTCATGAAGGCCATAGCCAGAGGTGCGCGTCGATTCCTGGAGCACGTCGCGGAATCGCTTGCGGTTGGCGTCGTTCTGCTCGAGGCCGGAGTGATAGATCAGCTGGAAGACCGCGTCTTCCATCTCAGCCGCCTCATAGGCGCCATACCCGACCAGGCCCGCGGCCGCAGCCGCGCCGCCACGGAAGTTGAGATGACTGCCGCCCGGAATCGGCACGCCGGGACCACCGATGTGCGCACCGCCGCCCATGTTGGCCATGAAGCCAGGCTGATGCCGGCTCGGTGGTCGGCCGCCACCTCCCGCCCCTCCACCTCGGCTCGCCGCAGTCGACAACCGCCGCACAGATCCTGCCGCGATAGCCGATGAGGCAGCAACGCGCTCCCACGCGTCGGCCAGCGCTTGCGCCTCAGCGACGCCCGCAGCGCCAGGACCGACCAGGGATCGACGGCTCGCCGCAGTGATCGACCGGTTGGCAGACGACGCCGCCTTGCCGACCTCGCGCCAGGCCGTCGCCAGTCCTTGAGTCTCGCCGGTAATGGCGGCAAGGCGAGCGCTGCCAAGGCTTGAGATACTGGCCTTGGTTTTGTCGATTCCCGCCTGCAGCTCGCGGACCTGTCGCAGCATCTTGGTGAGCTGCGGCGAGACCTCGTTGATAATCCGGAAGACCGCTCCGACCTCGAAAGCAGTGATCATTTCGGTTTACCCGTCAGGAGCGATACCGTGATTTCGCCGAAGACGTCGGCGGCATATGGCAGCGAGTTCTGCATGGCGAGCCCGACGACCGGCCGCGGCGGAATGCGAGAGGTCCCCATCTCCTGCCAGAGCGCGACCTTGTCTTCCGAGCCGACCACGACCGCCAGCTCCGTCGGCACAAGCTCCTTGCGATAGGACTCAGCCATCGCACCGGTGCGCTTCAGCGGCGACGGGACCGGAAAGCCCTTGGCCTCCTTGTCGGCGAGAGTCGACTCCGCGAGCGCGGGCCACCCCGGCTGATAGTGGCCGGGATACTCGACCGAGAGCGTCAGGGCCAGCGTGCCGACCTTGTCCAGGCCGATCTCAATCCGCGGCACGACCGTTGCGATCGCAGCTTCCAACTGATCGGCAAATTCGGCGAAGGTCTTCATTTCTTAGCCCATTGCCAGGTTTGCCAGTCGAATGATCCGCCATTGTTCTCGCCGTGCGCGATGACCCATGCGACGACGAAGTCGTCGGGCGCGGAGAAGGCCAGGTCAAACGGCAAGACGCCTCCGCATGCAGCGACCCTGAGCTTGAACCAGGGCCGCTGACTCAGTTTTTTGCGGCGTCGGCCTCGGCCTGCTCGCGCTCCTTCTGCTCCGCGTCATCGGCGGGCGCGAGCTTCTTCAGCGCTTCGGTGGCGGCGAACAGGCCGTCGAAGTCGAGCTGCTGCAGCAAGAACTCGACATCGCGCTCAGTGGACGGGAAGGCGATTTTGGTCGCGTCGATCTGGCAGACCGTCGCCGCGAGACTGGCCATGTCCGTCGAGGATGGTGTCGCTTCCCGGCCTAGCACCTTGGATAATCGATAGATTTGCAGCGCATTCAGCGCCTTGACCGTGATTCTTCGCCCTCGCGCATCAACGTGCGAAGCGGTCTCGACGGCCTGCGTTACGACTGCGGTCGGGGTTTGTTCACCTTTCGGCTTGGTCATGACTGTCCTATCTTACCTGCGCCTGATGGAAAACCTGCAATGAAGAGCTACGTCTATGTGATCTCCGGCGAGCACGGCCGGCAGAAGATCGGGTCGAGCGATAATCCCGCCCAGCGCATCAAAGACCTACAGACCGGGTCACCCTTCCCGCTCAAGTTCGAGTTCATCGGCGAGGTCGAGAACAATGCCGGCGGCCAGGTCGAAGTCGAAGCGCACTTCACGCTGAACCAGCACAAGGCGCCCGGCGGCGACGAGTGGTTCGTGGTCCCGTCCGATGTCGCGATCACCGCCGTGATGGCGGCCGCGCACCGGCTCGGCTATCGCATCAAGCCGGTCGACACCGACTCGATCGCCGGCAAGAGCATCGCGCTGGGCCCGCCAGGCTGGCACAAGGTGGTCAAGGCCGCGGTCGTGATCGCCGCCCTCCTTCCGCTGGGCTGGCTGCTCTACATGTTCGACAGCGGGCAAATCCACGTCATTGCGCTGGTCATCAGCGCCCTGGTGCTGATCGGCGTCGTCAAGCTGGTGCAGTATGGCCTGATCGAACTCGGCAACTCCATCATCCGATTCGACCGCCTCATGCACCCCGACGACGGCGTCAAGGTGCCATTGTCTCTGGATTGAAGGTGACGTCGGCCGGCGGCGTCTCCTGCGCCTGGTAGCGCGCGGCGAAGTTCGCCTTGCGGCGCGCCACCTCGCGGCCCCATCCCGCTTCGAAGGATTCGTGGTTCTGCGCGCCGTGCATCCCGGGATACGGGTTGCCGCCGACGTTGGTCATGGCACCGCGCGTGTAGAAGCCCAGCCCTTGCTGGTGCATCAGATAGAGCTCGGTCTCGGTTGGATCGCGGCCGTAGTGCTCGCGAAACCTCGTCCGGTTGGCATCGAACATGCGCGCCGCGGCCATCGCGTTCTCGCGCGCGCCGTAGATGTTGCCCTCTCCGAACCGTCGCCACTCGTCGTGGCCGATCTGGTAAAGCCCCTTGTATTGCGTCGGCCGGTTGGCGTTGCTCGACGGGTTCATGTCGCTTTCGATTGATGCGACCGAGCGCATGAAGTTCGGATCGAAGTGGTGCGCACGCGCCGCGTCCACGATCGCCTGGTCAACTTCGGCTGAACCTTGCCGGACCGGCTGACCGCCGCCGCCCTGATAGGTCTGGCCCTTCGGCGTGTAGCCAGACGACTCGGCCGGCGCATGGCCGCCGCGATGGGTGTGGTGATACGCTCGATCGGAGACGTGCGCGCCGGATGGCGCCGGCAGTGTCGAGTCTGAGGCGCGGCCCTCCGGCACATACCCATCGATGTCCGACACGAAGGGGTCTGTGACGTCGTCGCCTTCGTTCCAGGAGACGACGCCGACCTGCCGGCCGCCGAGGGTGATGATTCCGATCTGCATCAGGAGATCTGGATCTTGGTGCTCGCCATGCCTTCGAGGGCCATCGTGACTGGCGCATCGCGCTGGATGTTGCCGTGGTCGGTCAGGAATATCACCATTTGCTGATACTGGAATCGGGTGATGGTGCCGTCCGGGTTGGTAATAGTCTCTTGCAGATAACCTGCCTTCTGCACGCTGCCGGCATTGAATGCCGCCTCGGCCGCGACCATGAAGAGCTCAAGCGCCGGACCGCTGCGCTGAATCGTGAAATCGATCTTGTAGCCGTCAGGAACATAGCCATACGCGGGCGAGCCGTTGTAGGGCATGTTCTTGACCAGGTGGTGCTGGGCGACGATCTTGACGTTCTGCACGTCGCCAAGATCGACCAGCGCACCGCTCGCCCCATCGAAGTAGAAGAGCGAGTAGTCGACGCCAGTGTTCATTCCGTTCACAGGCATGGATCTCTCCAAAAGAAAACCCGCCGGCTAAGGCGGGTTGATCAGGGATGAAGGGGTGGCGTCGATTACGGGGTCGTGTTCGCTGACGCCGAGAACTGCGTCGGCGATGGCAGCTCGTTCTGGACGTTGACCGTGACGTTGCCGCCGCCCTGGAACTTGACCACGAAATAACGGATCACATTCAGGTAGCGGACCTGCCAATACAGGAACAGGTAGCCGAGGGCTTGCAGGTTCGGCGGGTTGTTGGTGAGATCGCAGATCACCGACCAAGGCGTGTCGATCATGCCCTGGCCGTTGATGCCGAGACCGACCTGCGGGCTCGCGAGCTGCGCCGAGAAGCCATCGAATAGCGCCTTGGCTTTCTGCCTGGTCTGATCGTTCGGCTGGATCGATTGCAGCTGGCCGATGAATGCGCCCGCCGCCTTGCTCTGCGACGCGCGGATCAGGAAGTTCGTCATGCGGGTGTATTCGTCGCCATTGGCCGCCGTGTTCGACGAAGCATTGCGGCCGGTGCCGAACGAGAAGTAGAGCCCGCCCGGGGACGAGGTCGGCGGCAGGATGACGTCGATGCCGCCGGTGTTGATCAGCGACAGCTCGGTGTCGGAATAGGTCTGCCCCAGTGTCGAGCGCTGCGTGGCAGAGATTCCCTGCAGTGGCTTGTTCAGCGCGCTCTGTTGCGGCGACAGATTGCCATAGATTCCAATGCCATACGCCGACGGATTGATCAGGCGCGTGACCTGGTTGACGCTGTCGGTGAAGTAGGCCCAATCGCCCAGGATGTATTTGAACCAGGGCGTATCGACGCCGGCATTGATGCGGGTGTTGATGCAGTTCTGGATCGTGTCGCCCGACGGCGAGGCATGGATCGCGAAGCAGGTCTCAGACAGCGCGAACGCGGCGATCGCAGCGTAGTTTGCTGGGGTCGACAGGTCGCACAAGGTGAAGCAGTCGACGTTGGCGTTGCGCAGCACATACATGCCCTTGCGCGGCACGATGTCCTGACCCATCAGCGTCGCATCCGTCACACCCGAGGCGCCATCGGTGCCGCCGGAAAGCGTCGTGGTGGCGGCAAGCGTCGGCGCGTTGGTCGACACCAGTGCAGTTGCAACCACCGAAGCGGAGGGGCCATGGAAGGCGTTGCCATTGTTGATGGCAGTCGCGAGGTTATTCCAGAAGGTCTGCCAGGTGCCGGTGCCGCCAGAGAGCGTCGGGCCCGACAGCGTGATCGCGGTCGAGCTCTTCGCCAAGGTCAGCGAGTTGCCGCCCGTTCCCGCCTGCGCACCCGCGTTGCCGAACTGGTTTGCGGTGAAGGTCAGCGCGCTGCCGAACACCGAATAGCTGAATTTGGCCAAGTTGGTGTCGGACGACCCCTGCAGGAAGGTCAACAGGTTCGACAACGTCACCGCCAGGCTCGTGCCGATGCTGACCTGCGTACCGAAGGTGATGACCGTGCCGCCGACAGTCAGCGTGTCGTTGGTCGCCGGCTGGCCGGAGAACGTCGCGGTGCCGCTCGCAGGCGTCGGGCCTGCGATGTTGTTAAACTGCTCGGGGGTCAGTCCCGGGAAAGCCACGATGGCCATTAGGGAATTGGCCAGGGTGCCGTTCTGAATCGAGAACGTGATCTTGTTGCCGAGCGTGCCAGAATACTTGCCGGTGATGGTCGCGCCGGAATTGATCGTTGCGGATGCAGCGAGATCGGTGCCGTCCGAGACGCGCACGCAATAGAAGCCGATCGATCCACCCACCTGACTTGCCGCCGAGACATAGGAGGCGATGTCGTACGTGCGAATCTGCGGCGTGCCGAGCTGGACCGCGCAGTCCACCGGCTTCGACACCGGGATGAGGGAATTGAGCGGGCCCCAGGAGCCGACGCCGACCAGGCCTTCGATGTTGGTCGGCGTGCCAGCAATCATGCCGGTCGGCAGGATGATGTCGCCGTAAACTCCAGGTACCGTCAGGGCCGCGAGATTCTGCTGGCCGTCTTGAAAAACGGGCATGGATCTT